GTTCTGACATAATTATGTAAAGTTATTTTAACTTTAATACTATTATAGTATTATGTTGAAAATTATTGTTAATAATAATTCATCTATTTTAAAAACGGATAATAAAAAGTTACTGACGACTTTGAAAAAGAAGTACAGTGCTAAAGTTCCGGGCTACAATTATTCTTCTGCCTATAAAAAAGGTGGTTGGAATGGTGAGAAGCACTTCTTCTCCGATAAAACAGGGAAGTTTGGAACTGGTCTGTTATCTCATCTTGAGGCAGACCTCACTTATTTAGGTATGGACTACGAAATAGAGGATTTGCGTACAGGTACTCACTCTGATGATATCTCCTTACCGGGAATAACCTTACGAGATTACCAAGAATCAATGGTGAGGAGCGCTTTAGATGCTAAGGGGTGTATTATTAAGGCTCCCACGGGCGCGGGTAAGACTCTTATTCTTGGTGGAATTTTAAAAGCTTTAAAAGGACAGACTGGGCTTATCTTTTTCACAAAGAAGCAGCTACTCAAACAAACGTACGACGAGCTCAGAGAATGGGGAATCGACGTCGGTCTCGCGTTCGGAGATGGTGTAATACTTAAACCTATGACGTTGTGTACCATCCAATCCATCGATAAAGTTATCGATTCTCATTTAAAGCAGTCCGACTTTATTATTTTCGATGAGGTACATGAGTTCGCCAAGGGAAAGGTCGCTACAAAAGTTATAAAGTCTTTCCCTAACGCAGCTTACAGAATTGGTATGACAGCGACTGTACCACGTGACCCCATGAGTAAGCTAAATCTTATATCAGGACTTGGCAATGTAATTGAAGAGGTAGATGCGAAGGCACTCATTGATGCCGGATTCCTCACTAAACCTCTTATCCAGATAATTCCAGTAAAGGATACCGGTACCGTCGAGGATACAGAACTATCTTACCGTGAGGTTTACGAAAAGTTTGTTACTGAGAATGACATACGGAATGATATTATCGTTGAGTTAGTAGAAAAAATACAACTAAAGCAATCCAGAACCCTTATAATAGTTAAGGACCTTAAACACGCAGAGATTTTGCACTCACGTATACCTAATTCCTTCAAATTAGAGGGAAAGGATGACTTAACTACTCGAAAGAAGACCATAGACGCCTTCAAAGATGATAATATCTCAGTTTTGATAGGTACTACGATTATGCAGACAGGTATTGACATCCCAGAAATCACTCACCTCATTAATGCCAGAGGTCTTAAGTCTGAAATAGCGACTTTACAAGCTCTTGGTCGTGCCTTACGTGTGCACAAGTCCAAAAAACGGGTTTTCATTTACGATTTCTTTGATAGAGCGCCTTATTTAGAAAAACACGCAAAAGAAAGGATTAAATCCTATGAATCCCTAGGAATGGAGATTAAAAAATGAAAAACACAGAAGAAGAAAAAAAGCAATTGAATATGTTTACACCTGCAATGGTGGAAAGATTGAATATGATAGAGGCTAAAATAAAAGAACTTAAGAACAAAAAGACAATTACTGAGGAAACGTTAAAGGAGCTCGATAACTTAATATCTGAGCTCCTTATTATGCGAGCCTCGTTTACGGACAATTTAATTAATTGGACGAAACAAGGTTATTTGATAGAGTAATTACTATTCAACAGCAGCGTCATCTGTCGCTACCTTTTCTTCTGCTTCTTCCTCATCATCAGTATCTTCATCAGCCTCAAGGTCGATGTCGATATCTGCAGTGATGTCTTCAATCTTAGCGACTAGGTCCTTTTGGTCCTGGTCTCTTACGATTGCTTCAGCATCTTCTTGTTGTTCGGCATCCTCAGACTCAACCTCTTCAGCTTCCTCGGCACCATCTTCGGATTCGTGACCCACTTTACCTGTGCCTAAATCCTCTTTTACTACTTTCTTCTTCTTCTTACCACGTAGTTTTTTAAGGTCTTTAGCATCGATATCGCCGTCACCGTCTTTGTCTAGCTCATCTTGGTCTCCGGGAAGGTCATTTTTGTTGTAATCAACATTACCTTTTTCATCGGCAGTCAATTTACTATCATCGTCTTTCTTACGGTCCTTGGCTTTGATATCGCCTTTGTTGCCACCGAAGTCCTTGTCTTTTTTGCCCTTCTTCTTATCCGAGCCCATACCTGGGTTGTTAGACAGCTTATCATCGTCTCCATAGTACTGAGCTTCCTCAATATCGTTTGAAAGATAATCAGATAACTTCTTCATACTAAAAGACTCGTCAATCTCTACAACTTCCACTTCTGCCGCTGCCAATACATCTGACAGGAGGTTAGCTACATCCAGCACCTGTACACCACCTTTGCGGTTCATAGTGGCGCCAAATTCCTTAAGAACATCAGAAAGAATTCCCTCTTCACAACTCTCGCTTAGAATGCCCAGTACGTCTGATTGAACTTCCGCGAGACCCTTGAAGGATGGTATGAAACGCAAACTTTGTACATTAACTCCGTACACGTTGTTTAGAGTTTCCAAAACCAAAGTCTTCATAGGCTTCTTGTATTCGTAAATTTTATTTACAAACTCACGAATATCTTTCTTAGAAATATTACCTGGGTTAGTAATTTGGAATACAGATTCCATAACAGACACTAAATCAACTTTATTGGAAAGAGCTAAGTAAGGTACGTCCGCAACTGCTTCCTTAAGGGAAGTTTTGATGGTAGCATCATTAGAGTAGATATGAGAGGCTAAGGTGCCAATTTTATCATTCTTAGCCCAGATATTAGTAAAGGACTCTTTAGCTTCGAGAAGTTCTTTACGAACCAATTCTTTATCACAAACCATTTCGTACAAAGTTTTCTTTGTATTAGCAGGGATAACTAAAAATTCATCTTTCAAGTCCTCTAACGTAAGCTGTGGAAGGTTGTAAGTATCGCCAACCACTTTAGATAGACGAAGACCTTCAATCAATTTATCGTTGTTTGTAATAATGTCTTTGTTTTCCTTTAGGAATTTCTCAAGCAATGGTAATGATTCGTTGAATTTTTTAAATGACTTCGTGTTTTTAATATTAAAGCTTTCATTAAATCTATCAATCCGCTTTCCAAGCTTTTTACGACTTTCCTCAATTTTTGCTCTCATAGAAAATGAAGAGAGGATGTCGTCAAAAGAACCTTCTGCGGTATCATACTTATCGGCAACTAAGCCTCCTATAAACTTAGAAATTTGAGCTTCCACTTGCAAGTCGATAGAATCGTCTGAAGTGATAGTGTCTAAGTTATCAATAGCAAAGTTTTCAAAGGTTAGTTTACCTTTTACTTCCTTGTAATTGCAACAGATAAGGTTGTTGGATTCAGTTACATATGTGACAGTGTCTTGAGCATCGTCAATTTCAAAGATAACTAAGTTCTCCCGAAGGCGACGACCAAGATAATCACCAGCCTCTGAAAGACGGGCGAAGTTCTTGTTGCGATTATTAAATAGATTTTTTAAATTCATGGCTTACTTTATATAGAGACGTTATTTTTGCTCTTTTAGATTTTTATGCTCCATCTGGATTGTCGGGTTGTGGAGCTCCCCCAGGAGGTGGCATTTCTGGTACTGCAGGAGCCGCTCCAGGAGCTGCTTCCGTAGGGTCCGGTGCCTCTGCCTCTTTTTGCAAAGTGATTTGTTCAATTTCCAAATCATTGAGATTGTAGAAGTTCTTGTACATATACTCTTTAGAGAATAGGTCTAATCCCATTGTGGCTTGCACAACACGAGTTTTTTGCTCTTCCAACTCCAGCTTTCTCTTTTCCTGCATATCGGAAGGAGGGGCTAGGGTAATGCGGATGCTGTTTATCGCCGATTTAGGGAATTTACGAATTTCTAGATGACGCTTAATTAAAGTCGTCAACCCAACTTCTGCGTCTCTCTGTACACGCATAACAGCCTTAGCGAACTTAGCATCTAACTGCGCTAGGTTAGCCTTACGCTCTGGGGACTTGTCTTTTTCGACAATAAAGTCTTTGGGTATTTTCATAGAAGCCAGTACCTTATCACGGAAGTATCTCACGTCATCAATCTCTCCTAGGTTCTGNGCTCCTGGCAAAGTTTCAATCTTGGTACCTTGTCCGTTCTTAATAGGAACGAAGAAATCCTCCTCCGCTGACAGTGGGTTATACCTTTCGTCAGCATTACCACTCTCTTGGTTAAAGAACTTCTCTTTCTTAAACTTAGCCTTGATACGCTCCATAAACATCTCAACTTTAGTCTGTGGAAGGTTACCGGTATCAATATAGAAGATACGACGTTCCGGAGCTCTGTGAAGACGATAGATAAGCATCGCGTCTTCCATCATTCTCAAAGACTTCCACGCGCGTACGCCCGGGGCACAAATCGATTTACCGTAAGGGTAATAATTTGAGTCCGAGTTGTGCAAACGGAAGTGGATTAATTGATGCCGGTCTAGTTGAATGGTATTCTTCTTAGTTAAACGGTTTCCTTGGTATTGCTGGGTGTCTGCGGTGGACTGTGGGACTTCTTGAATAAATCCTTTTAAGTAACCAAATCTGTCCTCGCGACGGAAAATGAATATAGGGTTGAGAACCTTCAATCTCTGGATACCCGCATCTGGATTATTCATATCAACTATATTCTCAACGAAGCAGTCCCCATACTTACACATGTTGCGTATGATATCCCAAAGGAATTTATCCAATTCGGTTTCGGTAACGAAGGCTTCGACTGCATCTTTAACGATTTTCTGCTCGCTGTCTACATTGAGCATCATACCATCAATAAAGGTTTGGGTAGCATCGTCTGCGTAGATGTCCAGAGCCGCACCAATCTCAGGGTACTCGTCCATCTTCTCATAATCATGGTATCTACGTCTACGCTCGTACTCAACTTGGGGTAGACGAGCTCCTGTTTTAACGGTTCCAATAGAACCTGTTCCGGCTTCCTCTTCTCCGTCTGCGTTCTTAACCACGTCACCCGCGTACGGGTTTTGGCTTACAGGACGACCTGGCTTCTTTTTAGTAGTAAAAAAAGATTTGAAGAAGGCTGCGAATCTTCCTGACAGGGGTGCCCCCGTCCCATAGGCATTAGAGCCAGGGAACGCAGTGTAACCAGCATTCTCATCGAGTTGCTGTTCGTCTTTATTTTCGTTTTCGTTTAAATCCATTTTCTATACTCTTCGTAGTCCTTATTGTATGTACCCTTTGAGAAACCAGTAGTTGGTAAATCTCTTCCAGTAGGTTCTGCCATATCTCCTGCGTAAAGAGGAACTGGGCTTTTACTTACGATATCTCCCATTAGAGTTGCTCCAATCGCCATGCTCATGACCAAGTCATCTGCAAAACCATCTTCTGCTTGAATCTTTCCTGTCTTACTTATTATAAAAGTAGTTAACTCCTTAAAAGTTCTCTCCGAATTCACTTTTATTTTTGAAGTTTTCAAATTCTCTTGTAAAGTATTTAAAATCATATCTCTATTTTTGTTATTTACAAGATATCCCATTTCCCCTCGAGAATCGGTCCACATGTTCTCGTACTCCTGAACTTCGAATAACTGTTCTATTAAAGCTAACCCAAGCCCGTTTCTTTCAGGGCAAATGAACGCAGTGTTGTATCGCAGACCTTCCGCTGCAAGAATTTTGGAGAATTCGTACAGACCTATTCTATTACTGTAAAACTCTGCGACCTGTTCCCCGTTGTATAAATTAATAACATGGAAAGCGGAGTAATCGCGGTCTCTACCAAAAGAGCTGTCCGCTGCAATAAGATAGGTGTGATAGGGTTGAGGGTCTTCCCAAATACGCATCATATTATAATATTTGCTGTAAAAATCCTCTGTAGTTTGGGACTTTACTCTTTGAAGAGTGCCTCCGTCAATAAAGGTCTCGCCTGTTCCTAGGAATTCTCCTTCATACTCTTGAAGCCAAGCTCTCTCACCCACATTACTCCGGGTTTCTTCAGCCCACTCTTCTGTATATTCAGGATGTTCCCTCCAATGAATACTAATTGTATGAAAATTATTTTTTCCTAACTCAGCATCATGATATAGTTCATAGTACAGATTCGCCATACCATTAACTGTAGAGAGGATAAACGCTGAACCACCCGTTGAGATTGTAGGGTAAATAGCCATCCAGAACTCGGTCATCTTATCGATGAATGCTGCCTCATCAACAATTAGCAAGGATACCGACTCACCACGACCAGCACCTGCAGGTTGGGATTTAATCTTGCTTCCTGTAGAGAGTTTAATAACGTGTTTGTTTCTCTCTATCTCCTGTGGCTTTAACCAGTTAGGTAAATCATCATACATACTGACAGCTCGGTCCAGGAAGTCCCTAGACTCACGGTCGCCAATAGAAACTACCATAACGTTTTTGTCTTCGTGGAAAATAATATACCATAAAGCATAAGCTGCACAAATAGTGGTAGCCCCCGCTTGCCGGAACTTACGCATTAAATTAAATCGGTGTTGTCCAAACTCATTAATGATTCTTTCTTGGAATCTATAAAGGTCGAACTTCACGCGCCCGCGCACGGGGTGGGTTATATACACGTAATTTTTAATAAAATATGCTGCGTCCTCACGACACAGCTTTAATTCTTGTTTTAGTTGTTCAGGATTCATACAATTACACTATTATATAGCATGAGAAAATTAGCATTTATACCAACTAGGGAAGACAAAGAACGTCCGGTTAAGAGCTTCTTAGAAGCAGCGGGTTGGGAAGTACATTACTTGGTGGGTTACTCGTCTATTTTTGAGGCGTACAATACCGCGCTCACCGAACACAAAGTGATGGCTAAGGATACGGTTATTATGTGCCACGATGATATTGAAATTATTATGGGTACCGAGTCCTTCAATAAAGTTATCGAAGATAGTTTTGAAAGTAACACTGGGTTTTTGGGGGTTGCAGGTCCTAAGAAATTAAACAAGACGGGCTGTTGGTGGCATGGGTTAGGGAGAGAGTACCCCCACCCGGACTCGTTTTTACGTGGGTGTGTTTGGCACGGCGACGACATATCAACCGCGCTACCTACGTACTACGGTGGGTATGGTAAAGTAGAGGTAGTCGACGGTCTTTTTATGGTAGCTAAAGGAGGTACCTTGAACACTATCAAGACTAAAAAACCAAAAGAATTCGTAAGTGACTGGGATTACTATGACATGTATTACTCCATCCAAGCGGACCGAAAAGGAAAAACAAATAAAGTTATCCCTTTAATGATTTTACATAACTCACCAGGAGAAGGAGCGATGACAGACCAATGGAATGAAACCCGCCAATCCTTTATTCAAATGTATGGCGATAAGTTCGAGGATATTACTCTTCCTCACCAAAGTCAACTGCCAGCACAGGCTTAGGATTCTTTTCGAATCTCGTGAGTAAGTCCTCAAACCCTTTGTCCTCAGTATCTGCAGAATGAGCTATCAGAACCCAGTCAGAATTTTTTATAGCGCGGTCACTAGCTTGGTACCAATCCTCAGCAAAGCGCAAAGGGTCGGACTTCTTCTCACTCAAGATAATAATTTTATCTGCTATCTGGCATGCGTGGTCTAGAATAATCTTCTCCTCAGCATTCAAGGTGGTAAAAAAAGCTTTAGACGGCATTATAATCCGTATCTTTACGTTGTTCATAAACAACAAAGGCAGGATGTTAATATTTACTCCTCTGGTAGGACATATATAAACAACAGACGGACTATGATGTAGTATAGCTGACATTATTTTCTGTAAGCTCTTTCCTCTTCTGTAAGTTACATGAGAGTTGCTCATGGGAGGAAAGTAGTTCTCTCCTAACAATGCCATCTTCGACCCTTTTTTAAAATGATTCATAAACTATTATTAATTTCTTGCCTACTCTTATCTAGCATAAAAGGTATCGATAGCGGTAAAGTTCGTCACGGACATATCAAGAACTTCACACAAGGTCAGACGGTGCACGTTGTAGATTCCCAGAAAGTTTACTTACAAATGGCGCCGTACAAGACTATTATTAAAGAGAAGCTTAAGAAGGGACAAGCTCGTTATGCTACATTAATGCGTCAATGTACATCCCTATATAAAGCTACACTAGGCAAATCAGGATATACCCTGATTGTCGAAATCGATGGGGTGGATAAAACCCTCCATAAAACAGAGGACGTAACAAAAAAATTAATTAGTCTTCTAACACCTGCCGAAAGGAGGAATAAAAATTATGAATCATTACTTTACACATTTTGATAAGCTCTTCAATGAGTTACAAGGGGGCTTCGATATGGAGTACCAACCGCAGCAAGTAAAAGAAAGCTGCAGATTGCCGAAATACCCAGTTAGCAACTGCTACCTGTCGGAAGACCAAAACTCATTACACTTTGAGTTTGCTCTTGCAGGGTATAAGGAAAAAGAGGTTAAGGTTATCGGAGGGGTAAATTCGTTTACCGTTCGCGCAGCCAAAGAAGAATCTCTAAAAGCGCACATGCTTCTTCACCACGGGATTAGCGGCAAGAATGTCGATTTTTCCATAAAGGTAGATGAGCAATATGATACGAAGAAAGCTAAGGTGTCTTACGAGAACGGGTTATTGAGTGTAACTGTTCCGAAGGCTAAAGAGGCTGAGTCTGTTATGTTATTTGGTTAAATATATATTTGTTCTTTGGGATGGTCCCCGTAAAAAGACTAAACCCAGAAGGTGAAAGCCTCCTGGGTTTTTTATTGTCTTAATCTTTGCGTTAGATATAAACTAAATTGGTATTAAATTTGGGGATAGGGGGGGAGTAGTGCGTTGCGGTGTGGTGCCATTCCCTGTATGCCACATTACCTGCTGCCACGCGTTCAACCATACTTCGTATGACTGCCTTGGCTACTGTGGTATTTGTCTGCATTGCCTGATAAGTAACTGCATCCAGGGGGAACCATCCATTCGCAAAGGTAAGGGAATATTGGTCGGCTACATCCCCTGTCTGCGTCCAACGGCGAGTAAACCCATTCGCAGACGTAGAAATATACCCCGACGTACCAAGACCATCTCCTGTGTGTTGAAGAGCGCTAAAATCTAAAACGTGCATCTCTCTCGTATTCGCTGCATTTGCGCAGGAACTTGCATTATTGGCGCTAGTTGAGAATTGGTCTAGACTGTCAGTGTAAGATATATTTACATAACAACCTAATCCATTTACCGTAGGTCCCGCTGCCGGTAACCAGCTAGGAAGGAGCGTATCTTCAGAAGAAGTAGCGTAGGATATGTAAAGAGTCTGGGTATGCGAAAACGCAGTGCCAGAACAAATGCCGCTGCCGATATAGCTGCTACCGGGTTGTTGTGATGGAGTGGCAATGCCGCCACCGGGGGGAGAAATTGGGGTTGGAGTCATAGTTTAGTTTTTACCTCTGATATTATATATGTTAACCGCATGTGGGTTAGTATATAAAGTTATGAAGAAAGTAGGAAAACTAACAGAAGCCTTTATGGTAAAACCACCGGAACCTAAGTTCCACCCACTTGTATCAGATGATTTATTTGAGAACCGAGTTAAAGGGTACCCTTCAAAGGGAATCAAAGGGGGCACTAAAGCCGCAGCTAAGATGGCTAAGAGACTTAAGGAGGATGATTTGGAGGACCTACCAATGAACAAGACTCCTGAGGCTTCTAAGATGACTACCAACTCTCCTAAGCGCGCGACTCCAAAGTCTGTGCAGGTAGGAGGTCCTTATGACCTTACAGCTGAAGCTACTGATGATTGGATTGGTGATGCAGAGGATGATATCGAACGCCGCGGTACTAAAGGTAAGTGTACCCCTATCACCAAGAAGGGTTGCACAGGTCGTGCTAAAGCTCTAGCCAAAACTTTCAAGAAGATGGCTAAGAGAAATAAAAAAGATAAAAACTAATGCCTTTAAAGTCTGGGTCTTCTAACAAAACAGTATCTTCTAATATTAAGAAGTTAAAGGGGGAGGACTTTCCTCAAAAGCAAGCTATTGCTATCGCCTTAGATAAAGCTCGTAAAGCACCTAAGTCTGAGAGCCGCGTAAACGCTGTTTCTCGAGGCAAGCTATCTTCCATGGGAAAAGAGAGGCTTCAAGAGTCTTTCGTCACTCAGGGGGGCGGTACAGGCTCTGACGGGAGAAGCTTCAATAACGCTTGGGTTCTATCAAACAAGAACCGCAGCTGGTTATCAGGTAAGCTTAAGAAGAGAGATAAGAAGGGGTCCTTACAAAAAGAAATGAATATGTATGACCTTGCTAAGATGTGCGCAGCTCCAGAAGGCGGCTATCTTGACCCTAAAGAAATGGATAAGAAGGCTTACTCTAAAGAGCAAAACAAAGCCATGTACTCAGAAGAGGTTTATGGGCAGGGAAGTTTAGCCGCAGCGGATGCTGCTGGTTGGGATGGCTCGGACCCTTCTGTAGACGAAGATAAAGAAAAGATAGGGAAACGTAAGAAGCGTATTCACGGCAAGCTACACCCTCATAAGAAGGGTAAAGGAGCTTGAGGTAAGATGACCCCTCACAAAGCCTAGTTAGGTTAACAGTTCCACTTACGCAGAGACTTATTGATACGGCTATCCGGGTCGTTCGCGGTTTTCTTGGAAGTATTGCGTTTCTTCATACCACTCATACGGGCGCAGAATGATTTACGTCTTCCGGCAGCTTTGCTGCCTTTTTTTAGTTTAGAAGGGTCTTTAGTAACCGCAGTCTTTAGCTTTGAACCTGGGTTCGCAGCACGATAAGATGCAACTCCCTTTTTGTTCAGACCTCCCTCAGGGTTCTTACCAGCTTTACGTTGCCAAGCCGCCGATTTTGCTTCTTTTAATTTTTTCTTTTTTCTCTTAACCGGTCGACATGAACCGTCAGCGTATGCTTTCTTTCCTGGAGTGGGTTCATACCCCTTCCAACATCTCTCTGTAATTTTTCCAACTATTTTCATAATATTAAGCTCCTGCAATATCTGCTTCTGTTTGTCCACCCGCATCAGGCAGCAACTCTTCTTTGTCGCGTAGTACTCTTGCGGAAGCGACTAAATGGTATACCCCATAAACCTCAAAGGAATCTTGTTGTACTTCATAGACATCGTAATATACGTTCTGAAAGCGGGGTTGTATTATATCACCCGGAATTAAAGGGCGACCGAGCTCGGCTTCAATATATGACTTGTTAAAAGTGAACAACTGGTCGTTGGTCATCTCCAAACCGAACTCAGTCAAATTTTCCTCAAAAGCTCGAGGGTCATAATGTCCTTCTACAAGGACAGGTTCTTGGCGAATTGCTTTAACACGATTTTCCCCAAAAACATCGTCGAAGTTTTCATCAACTTCGTATTTGTAAATATACAGCTGTGAGCCAGACAAACGAATCAATTCATCATCCACCATATTGAATAGTTGGATGTCGGGATTGTCCTTATCGAACATCCGCATACTACCAGTTTGTGATGGTAGAGGTACGCTCCCTTTGGAGTTCGTTTTAAATTGTTTGCTGTTACTCATTAGAAATATATTGATACGTACGCACTGGCATTTGTTTTTTGCTCCCGTCGGCCATTTTTTGCACATTCGCATCTAATTTCGCCGAAACGGTAGAATTTGGGCCGGTGTCCAGGATTTCCCATGTGCCCCCAAATGCCGTACTGCCGCCACCGGTTGTGGCATCGACGCCCGGACTCATATCAACATCGTTACTGAAAATGTCAGTTTTATCTTCTCTTTTAATGTACAGCCCGACGGTCGTTTCCCTTCTTTGCCCGGTGATTTCGTTGTCGGAGCACCAGTCAAAGTTATACCATGCGCCAGTAAATAACGACAATTCGCCATCCGGTGTGACTCCCATATCATGAATCCCAATTCCGAAAATACCCTGTCCTGGAAGTAGGTCTCTAAAACCCTGATTTATGGCGTCCTCCGCGTAACCCAAAGCATAGTCAGCTACTTGGTTTACCGCAAAGTTTTCCACAGCATTTCCCCCCGTGTACCCACTCCTATTATATTGAGAGCCTACTTCGAGACTTGGGTTGGTAGGTATATTGGGGTCGTTAAGCTTTGACGCAAAATCATTTGCTATTCCCAATACATCTACTCTAAATCGGTCAGTGAAATCATAGTCCGTACCCCCAGTTCTTCCCTCCCATAACTTTAAGCTACCGGGAACCATGCCCTCGTATAAATCGAGCCTTGCGTCACCAGCCTCTAGAAGCTCATCTACCCCCGTATCAAACATTGTGACGACCCAACTCGACTCGCTACCGGAAGTGGAACCGCAAACATAATTAGGAAAAAAAGCCATTTACCCGGTCTCTCCTATTGGTACAACCAATCTTATCTGTGCTTCTCTTTTTGTAGAACCTATTACGGGAAGGCTAACTGAGAAGTAGCACCCTGCTTGGGCTGCTAATGAGGTTTCCTTAAACGCGAAATAAAGAGTCACGTATAAGGCGTCAACCGTTCTGGGAATAGTGAGACCTTCAAAATATGGCTTCATCCTTTTTACGTAGCTCCTCATCGCCCGTTGTATGTAATCTAACTGAAACCAGGATATAATGTCATACATATCATCGCTCACTGCTCTGAGTCCATCAGGGTTACCAGGACCCCACGCAGCCGGGTTAATAATAGTACTTGCATCGAGAGCCACAAACGGCGCAGCAGCTTTTGCCGCAAATTCAGCACTCATCGGATTTTTCTGTGTTACGAGATTAGAGAGCTCCATAGGAGCACCGGCATCACTTCCCGTAGGCAATGTACCATACTCCAGTTTATACCCTGGAACCCACACTACCACGTCGTCTCTATTTCCTCTTCTTACCATGTTATTATCTAGGTACTTTAGAACACGATAACGCGTGGTCCCTCAATTTTGTTTACCGTCCCCCAATCACAATGAGAGAGAAAAAATAAAATTAAAATGAGGGATGCCAGAAACGCCAGGTTACTCTTGTTCCTTTCTTTCACTGTCTAATGTTACGTGTACAATCTCAGACATGAGCTCTACTGGGTCCTTTGGCTCTTTCGTATCGACAACAGTCTTCAGAATAGATGCCAGCTGGGTTACAACCAGTGTGATGAGGGTCGCCGCCACCGCTATAGATTCAGAGGATAACATAGACATTGAGAAGAGGAATGCAATCGTGCATGTACACAAATACAGTGCTCCGAATACCGCAAGATGTTTTCCGGCTTTTTCTTTAGCGCTTTCAGTAGCTTTGATTGTATCAATCTCACCTTTCAGCTTAGATTGCAACAACTTTATCTCACCTGTGATTTCCGCTTTACGAAGTTGAATAGCCTCTTTGGTGGAACCTAGCAGCTTAGCTTCTTTAGATGCTCTGTCATTTGCTTCGGGGGGAGGAACAGCTATCCCTTGTTCTTTGAGTTTTTGCTCCTCAAGCAGCGCGAGCGCTTCTTCGGGTGTAAGCTCAGTAAGCTTTACGTTCCCCTTTTTATCGTATGATTTTTTGTATTGTGCCATTAGTTTTACCTACCTTATTTAGTACTAAGGTGTAACGTTATGACATTGAATTTCGA